ATGGGATATGAAAGGTAACGAAGGATATATTAATATCATTGCTGTTATGCAAAAGTATTTCGATCAGGCAATTAGTGGTAACTGGAGTTACAATCCAGAGAACTACAAAGATGGTGAAGTGCCTTTATCAGTAATGGCACAAGATTTATTAACGACTTACAAACTAGGATGGAAGACAGCATACTATCAAAATACTTATGACGCAAAATCAGAAGTAGATGAACCTGTACATCCTGTGGGTTGGCATGACGGTGTAGAAGAAACACCAAAGGAAACAAAAGAAGATGAAGAAAACTGCGAAGCCTGTACTATATAAGGACTTCTTAGAAGAAACGAACAGACAACAAAAAGAACTAGATGAATCAATGAAAGAATCATTTAGTCAAAGAGATGAACGAAGAAGAACAGAATCAGAAAGATTACAAGAAGAATTGGAACCTATAAACGAATGAAAACATTTAATACAAAAAAAGTAGACTGGATGAAACAACCTATGTTCTTTGGTGAAGAGCCAAATGTACAGAGGTTCGATCAACAAAAATATCCTATATTCGAAAAGTTGAATCAACAACAGTTAGGTTTCTTCTGGAGACCTGAAGAGGTTTCTTTACAGAAAGATAGAAACGATTATCAATCTTTAAGTGCAGAACAAAAACATATCTTTACATCTAATCTAAAGTATCAAACATTGTTAGATAGTGTACAAGGTCGTGGTCCATGTCTAGCATTTTTACCTTATTGTAGTTTACCTGAATTAGAATCTATGTTAGTTGCATGGGACTTCAGCGAAACAATACACAGTAGATCATACACTTACATAATGAAGAACGTATATTCAGACCCTAGTGAAGTATTAGATACTATCATTGACACGCCAGAGATTATGGCAAGAGCAAAGACAGTAACGGATGCTTATGATAAGTTTATAAAGTATGCTAATCTTTACTATCTAACAGGTAAAGGTGATATGAAAGAACTTAAAAGACTTCTATATCTTACAATTATCAATGTAAACATACTAGAAGGTATTAGATTCTATGTATCATTTGCTTGTTCATTTGCTTTTGGTGAACTTAAACTTATGGAAGGTAGTGCTAAGATCATATCATTAATCGCAAGAGATGAAAACTTACACCTTGCAGTATCTCAAAACATGATTAATAACTATCGTAAAAAAGAAGGCGATAAAGAAATGTTAAAGATTATGAAAGAGAACGAGGATGAAGTTTACAAGATGTATGATGAGGCAGTTCAACAAGAGAAAGATTGGGCAACATACCTATTCAAACAAGGTTCAATGATTGGTTTAAATGATAAACTATTGAATCAATACGTTGAGTTTATGGCAAACAAAAGATTAAGAGCAATAGGATTAACTACTCGATACGATCAACCAGCAACTAACAACCCATTACCATGGACACAACACTGGTTAAATAGTCGTGGATTACAAAATGCACCACAAGAAACTGAGATAGAAAGTTATGTAGTTGGTGGTATAAAACAAGATGTTGAAAAAGATAGCTTTAAAGGATTCAAACTATAATGAGTATAGACGAAAAGAAAACTTGTATTAACTGTGGTGCTTTATATAAAGTAACACATGATCTTCCTGAAGAAGATTTTACAGAAACTTTTTGTCCTTTTTGTGGTCACGAGTCAGTTGAAGAAGATGAAATTAATTATGTAGAAAATAGGCATGAAGATTGGAACTAATATAAAGAAGTTTGTTAATGATTTTAAATTCTTTGATTGGATAAAAAAATCAGAACTGGTTGAGTTAGATAAGGTCAATTGTAAAGATGATCCTGTGAGACCTGAATTAGATAACGACTTTAGAACTAAATACGGTAGAAAGATATATGGTCTTAAATTTCAAGATGAAATTGAAGGTATAATTTGTATAGCATTTACTAATGATATACCTAAATCAGTAGAAGAAATGGATACTATGAGCAAAGATGCCTTTGGTCAAGCAGTACATAGATCAAATGTTCAAGGTACTACTGCTGTGGCATATACAGTATGGTCACTTAAAAAAGGTGCAGGTAAAGAGATAATAAAAGAAGTATATAAAATGATAAAACAATCAAATCATCTTAATAGATTGATAACCTTATCACCTTTAACTAAAATGGCTGAGAAATTTCACACTAGAAATGGTGCTAAGTTATTACAAGTAAATGAAACAACACAAAATTTTGAGTACGATATAAAATGACATGGGTATATAAAGATAAAGTAGTAGAAGAACTACCGAAAGATTGTGAAGCATTTGTTTATTTGATAACAAATACGACTAATGGCATGATGTATGTAGGTAAGAAACTAGCAAAATTCAAAACTACTAAACAACCACTCAAAGGTAAGAAGAATAAGAGAAGAGGCACAAAGGAAAGTGACTGGAAAACCTATTGGGGTTCTTCAGAAAGACTATCTGCTGACATAGAGAAGATTGGTGAAGATAAATTTACTAGACAGATACTATATTATTGTGCTAGTAGAGGTGTAGCAAGTTACCTAGAAGCGAAAGAACAGTTTGATCGCAAAGTGCTTGAAGTTGACGACTATTATAATGGTATCATAAATGTTCGTATCGGAGGTTCTAAAATTCTAAGAGAATCATTGAAAAAAATGTTAAAAAATGATTTTGTCTAAATAGAATTAATACGAACCGAAATTTGATTTGATATCTCAAACTTCACAACACGATTAGGTGATTATGGCTCTGCCAGTAAGAAAATTTATTGTACGATTAAGAATGTGGTACGCTGATTTGCGTGGACATCATGGCAAACCTTGGAACTATGAACCAGGTGACCACTATATGGGTCGTAATAAGAACAAAAGAAGAACATAATCACCCAAAAACCCCCATTCTATGCGCCTTTTTAGTGCTTGACTTTACGTCAAAAATGTGTTATTATATATGAATATGATAAACAAAAACAAAAATAAAACCTTTAACGTGTGTTATTTAAGAGAGTATATGGATCCTGAACATCAAGGTGAATTCTTTTATGCATACGAAACAGTTTACAGAAATGTACCTGTTAAACACAAATCTAAATTCAATGATAAAACAAAACTAAAGATAGTTAAGTTTTTAGATTGGAATTACAAAGAAACTGCTGCTAATTATGCTAATACTAGTAGAGTTGAACTTATAGATCAGAAACAGTACTACCAATCTTACAAAGATGTATTTGGCGATATTGCTGAAGCAGATGATAAGAAGATGTGGACAGATTACGGTCAACAATATGATAGACAATCATTGAGAAAAGACTTCAACCCACAGTTGACTAGAAAGAAAGTGTTATCTTACAACGATAATAGACTAAATTAGTGCTTGACTTTACGTTAAAAGTATGATAGGATATACACTTAATAATAACAAAAGGATACATTATGGAAATGACTAAAGAAATTATGCACGATCAGTTTAAGAAACTAAAATCTAATGACGAAAAAGTCAAATATCTCGTAGATTTAAAAGAAATGAAACAAAAAAACCCTCACGTTTTTAGAAATATCAAGATTAATCTAAAACAATTTTCTAATCTTATTAGAGAATATTCGAGTGTTACACCTTTTAGTGCAATGAATAGAATGATTGCTGAGAGAGAAGCAGCAGAACTGAAAGCAGCCGCAGAAAAAAGAAAACAATAATGAAAGACATCTTCAAAAAATACTTTACTGCTTTAGGTATAGTTTTACTTACTTTGATTATGTTATCATTTGTATTTAAATCTGCTAAAGCAGATGAGAAGACAACAGCAATTATCGGTCATATCATTACACAAAAAGTACAAGGTAATAATATGGATCATGCTGAAGTATTAGGTAATGAGTTGGCTTCTATAATGCACAAACTTTCAATTGAAATGACAACTGTATTATTACAGAATATGCCAAATATATTAGATAGTATATCGGCACAACTAAGACTAGAACTAGATAAACAGTATAAGTGCTCACTTCAAGATGACGACTATAAAAATAAAGAATGTTCATAGGCTTGACTTTACTTCAACTTTATGTTATAATACTATAATGACTTCAATGATATATACTAAAAATTCAAGCGGTGCCATTCGTAGGTTACAAAGAAAGAAACCTACCAAGAGTTATCTCTCAGCACTAATAGATCACATTAAATTTCTAAAGACTTTAGGTTTCAAGTTTGATTCTAAAGGTAAGATGAAACGTCAATACAAAAAATCTGCCCCTTTAGCTCATTCGGTAGAGCAGCTGATTTGTAATCAGCAGGTGGTATGTTCGAATCGTACAAGGGGCACCACAACACTTGCAGATGACTGGAGATTAAGAGAAGGTAGAAAGTTTACAATTGCACCAGCATATAACAAAGGTGGGTATCAAGTTATATCACCTGACAATATTAAAGACATAGGTAAATAATGAAAAGAAAAACTAAAAAACTAATACTAGAAATACTACATTTTTGGCCAATGACAATAGTTGTACCAATAATGTTATTCTTAATATTAATAGGACCATTCATAGTCTAATGAAAAAAATATTACTAATCTTACTTTTGTTATCATTAACTAACTGTAGCACCGTAACAAAATCTCATATGAGTAGTGTTGTCGGTGCTACGGCAGGTTACGGTACTTGTCATCATATGTTGAATACAGGTGTTGCAATGACGGCCGCTTGTACAGTAGTCGGCGCTTGGCTTGGTGCGAGTGCATTTTTCAATGATGATATGAATATACACAAGGCAGTATTTGTAGATACTTTAAATACATCACCAGGAAAGAGATCACACACGACCTGGGGTAGTAATACGTCTGGTAATTGGGGATCTGTTACAATTAACAGAACTTATCTTGTTAAAGGTGTTAAGTGTAGTGATTATGAATCAGTTGTGAGTATTGATAGACAATGGCCTTTGTATGGTATTCAAAGAGAAAATGAGTTTGGTACTGCTTGTCAGACACCTGACGGAAGATGGTATATTCAATAATGAAAACATATCATTTTTATACAGTAATTTTAATATCATTATTACTTGTAATAAATATTGTGAGTGCAGAACAAACTAAATCACAATGGTTGAATGACAATCCTTGTATGATTAAAATAGTAATTAAAGAAACAGAAATTTGTAAAGATAGTATGTGTTTAATAAAAGAAATACAAACTTCAAAAGAAGAAATTTTAGAATGTAAAGACGGTTATGATGGTCCTAATTATTGGGAACTATTTGCACAGTTTTACTATTCAGGAATTACGGTGCCTGCTTATTGCAGACCGTACGCAAGACCAAATCATCCATTTAAGACGCCTGGGATGCTTTGTTTAAACGAAAAAGGTGTTTGGAGTAAACAATAAATGACTAAACTATTAGTAATAATAGCTTGTATTGTTGTCATTACAGTACATTGGGGTGATTTTAATGACAAGGTCGATTTGACCAATATGGTAGGTAAAACTATCGAAATAATAAATGAAGGAAGTAAATAAATATATGATGAAAGTTATAATGATCGCTTTACTTGCTTTGGGTTTAACTAATTGTTCTCAAAGTAATTACAAAGTAAAACAAGAAGCGAGTACGGAAAGTAGAACGTTAGATAAAGTGCCACAATGGTACATTAACGCTAAAGTTGATAAAGGATTTGTGTTTGAAAAAGATGCTGAACTTTATATCTACTCAGTAGGTCAAGGCAATAGTCCTGATTTACAATTAGCAATTGAGAAGGCAATGATGATCGCTAAGGCAGAACTTGCTGACAAACTACAAGGTCAGATGAACAAGAGAACTGACTTATATATTACCGAAGTAGGACAAGATGGTAATAAACAAGTTGTATCAAAAGTTGAAGAAACAATTGTAAACATAGTTAGAGATACAATGATTCAAGGTTATGAATCTTGGGAAAAGGCAGTTTACGAAACACCTGAAGGCGAATATAGAGTATATGTTGGTTTGAAGATTGGTGTTGGTGACGCTAATAGACTTGCTGAATATATTGCTAAAGATGCTATCAGTTCAATTAATGTTGATGAACTAGCTGAAAGTGCAATAGATGATCTTGTTATCATAACTAAACCAGACGGCATAGTAACCGTAGAAACTCAGTAATATGACAATAACAATATACAGTAAACCTAACTGTACTTTTTGTGATAAATCAAAGGCCTTGGTAAAAGGCCTTGGGTTAACTTATGAGGAAAAGGTGTTTGGTAAAGACTTCAATACACCTGAAGAACTATATGAGGCAGTAGGTAAACAAGTTAGAACTATGCCTCAAATAATTATAGATGGTGAACTCATAGGTGGTTACAATCAGTTAGTAGAATACTTTATGGAAAAAGGTAAAGTAAATTTCAAGGGCGAAAAGATATAAATAGTAGTATGAGAAAATTTCAACAGTATATTACAGAAGGTGTTTATGATCCTTCTATATTCAAGGCTTTCTTTTTAGGAGGCGGACCTGGGTCAGGTAAATCTTGGGTATCTAAGAGTGCATTAGGTGGTATGGGTTTGAAAGTAATTGATAGTGATGGTGCATTTGAAAGTAAACTAAGAAAAGAAAAACTAACATTAAACTTTGCTGCTCATGATGATAAAGAGATTATAGCAAGAGATAAAATCAGATCACGAGCAAAACAAATTGCAGGTATGCAGTTGGGTATGGCACTTGAAGGTCGTTTAGGTATCATCATAGATAGTACGGCAAGGGATGTAGAAAAGATATCAGGTCAAGCACAGAATTTAAGAGCAATAGGTTATGATATTCATATGGTTTTTGTTAATACAACGTTAGAAGTCGCCCTAGAGAGAAATAGAAGTAGACCTAGACAACTACCAGACGCAATCGTTATTCAAAGTCACAAACAGATTCAAAAGAACTTAGGACAACTACAAAGAATATTTGGTCATAGAAACTTCCTTATTGTGGATAATAATAAAGATGGACAAGATGTGAACCCAATAGTACATAAAAAAATAAGAGGAATGATAAGTAGAGCACCTACATCATATCAAGCAGTTAGATGGATACACCGAGAACTAGAGAAGAAAAAAAGAAAGTGAATAATGTAGTAATGTTTCCTGCTCACAAGGCAAGAAAACCTAAAACAAATTTAGCTTCGAAACAAAGTGAAGAAGACGCTAAGAAAATAAAAGAAGATTTATTTATTGAACAGTTAGTCGAGGAGTTTACTTTAGATTTCATTCATGTACTACAAGAGAATGCCATCACAATGAAGAACGAAACCTTTTTAAGAGATTTAGCAGTTGTAATAGAGAGTATTAAGAGTTTAATTAAAAGAGATTTCAAAAAGAAACACCCAATGCAATCTATAACAGATGTTCTTGCTAAGATAAGTGTATTACCTGATGGTAAAAAGGTTACAGATATGGACTATGGTAAAATATTTGTATCTAAAAAACCAAAGGCTTGACAATTACTATATAATGTGTTATAATAAATTATGATTATCGTTGATATAAACCAAATAATGATCTCAAACCTGATGGTTACTCTCAGTAGAGATAGTATGGAGTTAAGTGAAGATTTAGTCCGTCATATGGTACTAAATAGTCTAAGAGGACACAATAAGAAGTTTAGAAAAGAATACGGTGATATGGTTATCGCCTGTGATAGTGGTAATGTATGGAGAAAGAAATCATTTCCTAACTATAAGGCAGGTAGAAAGGCGAATAGAGAGAAGTCTGAACACGATTGGACTATGATATTCGACATCATATCTAAAGTTAAAAACGAGATTAAAGAATTCCTACCTTACAAGGTAGTTGAATTAGAAACAGCAGAGGCAGATGATATCATTGCTGTTCTAACGAGAAAAGTAAAAGAAAAGATACTAATACTAAGTGGTGATAAAGACTTTATACAATTACATAATGCAAGAATAAAACAATACAATCCTGTGCTTAATAAGTTTGTAGGTCAAGATGAAAATCCAAGTCTATATATTAGAGAGCATATACTAAAAGGTGATAGAAGCGATGGCATACCAAACGTACTATCAGACGACAATGTTTTTATTGAAGGTAGAAGACAAACACCTTTAAGTAAAAAGAAGATAGAGGCATGGTGCAATGAGATCGTACCTACCTTTAACGAACAAGAACAAGCGAATTACGAAAGAAATAAAACATTAATAGATTTGAATTGTATTCCTAAGGAATTAGAAGACAAGATAAATCGTGAGTTTGAAAATTTTGAAGTAGCAACTAGAGATAAGATTCTAGGTTATTTTATAAACAAAAAACTTAAAACTTTAATTGAAGTCATAGACGAATTCTAGGCTTCGAAAGAACTGTTAAGGAGAAAAAAATGGTTATAATTAGAAGAAATCCAGATGGATCAATTGCAAATCCAGACTTGGTAAGACAACAAACGCAAGCACAAAACGAACAAGCACAAGCACCACAACAGGTGTCACACCCAGCATTAGCAAGTAAAAAAGGTATGGCAGCACTATCAGAATCAGGTAGAGGCGTACCACCTTTAATGAGTGAAATTGCTATGAAAGTTAATAATGCAAAAGATAAACCTAGAAAACTAAAAGTATTAAGAGATCACGATTCGGTTTCTTTAAGACAGGTTTTAAAAGGTGCATTTCATCCAGATATTAAATGGGCAATACCAAAAGGCGAAGTGCCTTATACTGTAAATGACGCACCGGTAGGTACCGAACATACAGTACTAGGTCAAGAAGCCAAGAGGTTATATCTTTTCACAGAGAATGGTGATAATACTATAAAACAATCTAAGAAAGAATTACTTTTTATTCAGATGTTAGAAGGACTATGTGCTGAAGAAGCTGAGTTTTTGATTGCAGTTGTAAATAAAAAGATTAACACTAAGTACAAAGGATTCACAGCGAATCTAGTAAAAGAAGCGTTCAATTGGGACGATAATTTTATGAAAAAAGAAAAGAGACCGTCTTTTCCAGTCTAGTGTTCACGTTTTGTTCTCATTTAAGAACCCTTATATTTCAATAAACGTTGATTTATAAGGGTTTTTTTATGTAAATAGTGCTTGACTTTTGTATCAAACTCTGATAGGATATACACTTAATAACGAACAAAAGGATATACATTATGATACTATATGAAAAACTACAAAAGATGTCAGTTGCTCAATTGAACACTTTGAAAGATAACATTGAGTTTATCAAAAAATCAAAAATCAAAGAAGAACTGCTAGTCGGTGCAAAAGTTTATATTGTACAAAAAACTAAAAAGACTCTTGGTACGATTACTAAAATTATGCAATCAAGATGTTTAGTTAAACTTGTAAAAAATGATATGACTTATAGAGTGCCAATGACAATGTTAGAATTGCAAAAGTATTAATGACACTAACACAAGGAATTTTATTCTTCTTGCTTTCCACGACTTTAGTCATATCGATTTTAGTCGTGGTTTTATCTCTAGTAAATAGAGAAAAAAAAGTAGAAGTAGAACCAAATGAGGCTGAGAAAACAATACAAAAACTAAACGAAAGATAAATACATTATGAAACTAAGTGCTAAACAAAAAGAAATATTAAGTCTATTAGTAAAAGGTAAAGGTCAGTTTAAGACACCTACAATACCTAAACAACAAAGTGAGAAAACCTTAGATGATATCGTAAGTTTATATCTAAAAGGTTTATTAACTTTTGAGAGAAAACATGAGATTGATTATGTTGGTCCATCTAACGAACATATGGTTAGATTTAAGTGGTATGTTCTTGCCATAGATAAAAAGAAGACAATTAAGGATATTAGAAATGTTATCAAAGAAGGCAAAGTTGCCTAATAAAATACAACTACAAAGATGGGTAGATAGAACTTGGTTTTACACTAAGATTCTATTTGGTCTATCTGTATTAGGTATGATCTGTTTTGCTTGGGGTACTTTTAATCCTAACAGAACAGCGGTTGCAGAAGTTAATACTGAACTTGATAAGTATTATGTAGAAACAATTAAAGAAATGGATCTACAAGAACCTGAGTTTGTTTATAATAACGATATTCAGTTTGTGAGATCAATGCATAAGTGTATTAATTATATTAACTTTACTACACCTAAACATTTAAGAATACCCTATGAAATGATTATAGGTCAGGCGGCGTTAGAGTCTGGTTGGGGTACAAGTAGATTTGCTAAACAAGCAAATAACCTATTTGGTATTAGAACGTGGAAAGAATCTTCACCTCATCTATTACCTATGGGCGTTGAGAAGTGGCCTGGTTGGGGCGTTAAAGTGTTCGCTAGTAAATGTGATAGTGTTAAGTACTATGTTGATTTACTGAACAACCACTCGGCATATGAGAAGTTTAGAGTTACCAGAGAGTTAATGTTTGAAGGTAATAAATCACTTGACTCATTTGTGCTTATTAAAACACTAGACAAATTCTCTACCACAGAAGACTATGATAAGAGAGTGATAAGAATGATTAAACTAATAAGAAAAATGGAGGAGAAATAATGGCAAAACATAAATGCTCAGTATGTGTAAAATCATTTACACACGATAAAGAAAAAACACTAGTAGGTAAATTAGGACCGATACTGGTTCAATTTTGTGAACCTTGTTATAAGAAAATAATGAAGAAGGATCATTTACCTTTAAATGATAAGAGATAATGAAACTAACAATGTTACAATAGGTGATATAATGGAAATGAAAAAGATATTAAACGCTGAAAAAGCGTGTACAAATTCAACGACCGATTGGTCAAAGAACTTCTGGTACAATGTATTCAGAAAATTATGTGTGAAGTATAATCGAACTTCATACTTTGAACAGAAAAGAGGTGATTAACAGAAATGACGGTAACGAACAAAGACGCCAAAGAGTGGCAAAAGATGGTTGATAAGTTAGAAAAACAAAATAATAAAAAAGAAAATAAAGCTTCAATAGCTTCGTTTTTTAAATCTTGTTTATCTTCAGATGAAATAAAAAAGCTTGACAAACCTAAAAAAAAGTGATATAATAATCGCATGAATATATTTTACTTACATAAAGACCCAAAGATTTGTGCTGAACAACACTTAGACAAACACGTTGTTAAAATG